TGTTTAACCAGGATAAATTCTGGTATCCCGATACAGATTCCTTTTTAAAGAACATAGGGTATAGCAAATCATTTCAAACTAACACTAACAATCTTTTAGATTTTACTAACATAGGTAAAACTCCTCTTTCTATTATCGTTAAAAAGGCTGCCGCTGCAAATGTAGCAGGCTTTGAGGTAACAGTTAAAGAATGGTACGGAGCTGCAAATGTTCCTGGTTATTTAGATGGAGACAGTCTTATCTCAGACTTTATGGTTGATATTTTTGTAATAACCGGAAATTGGGGAGGAGATTGGACAATTCCAGTTAACCCAAACCCATATGAAAGGTTTGATTCTGATCCTACATTCCAAACTTATTTTGATAAAACAAAGGGAATGCTAAGAAAGATAAATTCAGATGATTCGACCGATACTAAATTACAAGCATTTTTCAATGAACCTGAAGTAAATTTACAAGCACAATACACTGCTTGTTTACTACCAAACTTTGTGGACCAATTAGGAAACAATCTTTTTGTAGAAAACATGGTTAATTCTGATACAGCTACTACAGGTCTTTACTGTGCTGTTAATGAAGATCTCTTTGATGGTGAAACATTACTTGATGGTGTTGCTTACGGTATAGATATGATAGGGCATGATTTAGAATGGCAACAATCTAATGGGGGTCAAGCAGATATTAATTTCTTATCTTATGAAGATGGTATTTCTGCTGACTATGAATTCTGTAGAGAATCTGTGGGAGTACAGACAGTAACTCCAGCTGCTGGAGTGGTTTCGACTAATACAGCAGGTGATATAACATTGACAGTTCCTTCAGGGGATCCTGCATATGTTGCTTTTTCTGGGATGGTTGCTCACTCTTCTTCAGGATTAGGCAGTTATGTACAAGAAAACGCAGGTGCTAATTTCTTTTATGTACCTGTAATAAACATTAACATTACACCAGGTTCAGTTACTTTAACTTTATCTGTTGTTAATTCAGCTCCTGGTAATTTTAATTTAGCAGGCCCTGCTCTTAATTACTGTGATCCAGCAGATATGGACCAAGTAGTGATGGAATGGAATGATTCCACACCTTACTCTGCTCCGGCTGGAGCGGTAAGCCAGAATATCATTGCTTCTACAGGAACTGCCTTATACAGTCAGTATGCTTCTGGGGCTCTTACAACAGGCGATGAAGCACTCTTTGGAGATATTGCTACTACAACATATAGAACTTATTTAGATCTTAATGCTGTAAACTATGCATTCATACACACTTCTGATATTACAGTTTTATCAGGTGCTAGTGTGGCTACAATATCAGATCCGGATTATTACATACCTTCTATACAGATAGTACCTTATGAAGATGCTAATTTTGCTACTCCAATGACTTTAACTGGGTTAAATAATATCCAATTCCAATTAGACACTGATCTTGTAGGATATGTTGGAGGTTTACATGATACTTTTTATGAAACTGATAACGACCCTGTGGCTCAACACTGTTTATTGGTACAAAGCTTAAAGGGATCATTAAATGAACAAATAGACATTATAGCTGATTCTTCTACAGAACCTACACTTTATCCTAACCAAGTTTTGATAGCAGCTCCTAACGGTGCTGTTGAGGTTGGAAATTATTTAGTACACGATTCTGGAACGGTAAGTGGACACTCAAGGCTAACTCGAATTAATGTTGTTAAGGGTGGACAAACTCCGGCTGAATGGCCAGCTGCTGGAATACCAGTAGGAACAACCGCTTTATTCGTTGAATGTCAAAGTGAAATAGAAATTCGCAGTATAGGAGGACAAGATGCTGTAGAATTATATTATCCTATAGATTCTTGGATTGATTATTTGAATGTATTCACCTTAGATGGTTTTACACTAAGAGCTGATTACAGTATACCTGATGGTACAAATGACAGACAGAATGATATCCTATATGATACATTAGGCGGAACACCTTTATATAAAGCATTAACTGATAGAGATGTTATCAGTTTCCGTTATGTAGTGGAAACCTTTGGAAATGGAATAGAATCCGGATCTAAGGCTATTTATTACGAATTATGTAAAGATAGAAAAAATGCATTCGCTATTACGAGTGCACCTTCGGCACAAAACTTTAAAGATAGTACGAACCCTTCATTCCTTGATGTTACGGGATCATTATCTATGAGGATGATATCAGAAGGTGGAGATCTTGCTAAAAACCCAACGGTTAGGTATTCATTACCTTCAATGACTCAGGGTGCAAGTTGGGGAGCATTCTATTTCCCATTCATAACTGTAAGGGACTTAGGGAAGAATATCAATGTTCCTCCGGCTTCTTATGTATCTAATAACTTTATTGACAAATATGCTACCGCATTACCTTGGTCTCTAGTTGCTGGAGTACGTCGAGGTGTTGTAGGAGGAGCTGGTGTTGTAGGATTGGAACTTAATCTTGATAAACAAGACAGAGAGTATTTAGAACCGTTTGGTTTGAATCCTATTGTTTTCCAAACAGGAACTGGCCCAACGATCTTTGCTAATAAGACTGCACAGCAAACTATTAAGTCTGCTCTAAGTTCTATTAACTGTAGAGAAGTGGTTATTTACATTCAAGATGGAATAGAAGCAATTTTGAAAAATTACTTATTTGAATTTAATACTCCACAAACTAGGTTAGAAATAAAAACTCTAGCTGACAACTTCTTATCGACTGTTCAAAATGACGATGGTGTTTATGATTTCCGAAATGTTATGGACGAATCTAATAATACACCAGAGGTTATTGATCAGAACATTGGTATCTTAGATACTTATATCGAACCTGTAAGAGGAATGGAAATACTGGTACAACGAACTACTATATTAAAGACTGGAGCGATAAGTACTGGAAATTTCATGTAAGAAGCCAATAAATAAAAAAAATAAGAAACTATGCCATTACCACATTTTACACAAGCAAGGGCAAGTACTCAGAGATTTGAGCCAGTTCAGGCTAACTTATTTGAGGTAACTATATTCGCTCCTAATGCGGTATCTAATTATGATCAAGGATTAGTACTTGAACAAGTAATATCTATAGGAGGTTTAAATAACTTAAACCCATCAGTAGATCCAGTGATACAGAAATATAAATTTTCTGACCGTTCATATGCTGGAATGCCGGGTAGTACCTTTGTAGATCTTGCTGTTAACTTTACTCTTAACTTAAATGATGCTAACGAAAACTATATGTACAATAACTTTAGAGATTGGTACAAATTAATATATGATCCTCAGACGGGAGAAATGACCTTGAAGAAAGATTATGTAGGAAGTATGATAATTGTTGAATACAACCGAGCAGGAGACATCTTTAGGAAAATTACATGTAAAGACATATTCATAACAGGACAACCTGATTTCACTGATGAATTAAATTATGCAACAGCCGATCCGGTAGAATTGAGTATTACATTTAGATGTGATCATTGGACTGAAGAAAATGTTGGAGGTTAATTTAGAAAATTTTCTTTAAAAAGGGAAATTGGGGCTTGTCCCCAATTTTTTTGCCTTGCCTTGAATATATAATATAGAATAAATAATACAACATGGTCGTATATAAGGTTACAAATACAAGTGATGGGAAAGTGTACATAGGTTATTCTCATAATGATAACCCTAATAATTTAGGAACAGGTAAGTATATTAAGAGAGCTGTTAAGGATTTAGGAGCAAATTATTTTGTACGAGAAGTAATAAAAGAATTTGAGGAGGAATCTTTAGAAGAAGTACTTTCTGCTGTAGAATATTGGATAAATAAGTATAAGTCGGATGATCCTTTAAATGGATATAATGAAAAGGCCGAAAATTGTTTACCTCAAAAATTAAGACTTACTAAAAAATTACAGGTTCTTATTACTCCACAAGATGAGGAATTATTAAGTAGCATTCTAATTCGTAAATCAATGGAGAATGGAACAAAGCCTATTTCGGTTTCACGGTATGTAAGAGATTTAATTAAACATCACATTATTGCAGAAACTTCAAATGAACACATAATAGAAAGAATTAAAAGAGAATATTAATATGAGTACAGAACATGATGATAATATTGCTAAAGAATTTAATGCAACTCAACCAGAAGAAACATCTACAACTGAGGCCCCAGTAACTTCTTTAGGTAAAGTAGATCCTTTAAGAGGTAGAGGTTTAACAAGCCCAGATGATCCAGAGATACAACGAATACAAGGATTGGTAGGTTACATTGACTTTGATACAGCTAATCTACCTTCAGGTGGAAATTTTTATAGATCCGATATGAAGATTCACATTCGTCCTGCAAGAGTAGGGGAGATTAGAGATTTTTCCACAATGGATGAACAGAACATTAAAGACGTAGATGATAAATTGAATAATATGTTGATGATGTGTATCAAAATTAATTTTGGAAAGAGTCCAG